TATATACACCTTCAAAATTCTTAGTCATTTTGTTCTTCTTGCTTTCCAACAAAAGTTTTAGAAATTTCTTTTCTCTTAATCTCTAAAGTATCACCGACCTTTGCCGTGATTGCACTTTTAAATACATTTTCGGCTTCTAAATTATTACCTGATGCTACTGCATCTACAAATTCCTTACTCATTATTTATCTCCTTCTGGTGGTTCTTCACCGTCATATGCTTTAACATCAGCTGGTGGTATTGGGGCCCCAGTCGCATCCGATGGATACCTTGTGATACCGTCACCACCAACTGGTAGAACAACTCCACCATCCATAGGATCAGTTTCAAGTTCCTTCGCAATCTGATCGCGCATTTCAGTAACTTCAGCATCATTCATACGCAACACTCTTTTCAATACAAATTCCTTACTGAAGAATGTACCGATATATGATTGAATACCATCAAGCATCTGAATACGATCATTAAGAAGTTCTGCATCTTTCAGTTCTGCAAAATGACCATCTTGCAAGAAATCATATTGGATATGTTCTTGCATCTCTGGCCAGTCTTCTGGAGCAATAATACCTTTAAGTAAAAGCTGTGTTTTAAGAATGTCTGTAAACATAGGAGTGAATTTCTTACGAATACGTTGCACAAACTTAGTAAATTTTAATTCATCCCTCGTAATTTCAGAAGCGCGGCCGAGACTAAATCCAGCATCTGATTCCATACGAGAGATTGGAACATTCAGAGATTTGTAAAGCTTCTTTTGAAAATACTGAATGTCATCTATCTCCCCCAAATTAGAACCGCCGGGAAGTGTTGTAATTTCAGTGCCTCGACCACCTTCACGGCGCGGCAACCAAAAATCTTCCAACATCGACATATGATTTCTGTCATCTCGTATTTCTCCAGTAGATGCATCATACACCAGCTTGTTACGATACCGATTCATCACGTCTTTTAGATATTGTTCTGCTTTTACCTTAGGCAGATTACCAACATCAATGTAGAAAATCCTACGTTCTGGCGCTCGGGAAATACGATAGATAACCAATGCATCTTCAATCATCCTTAATTGATTTACAGGCTTAATTGCTTTGTGTAAATATGAAAGTACTCGACCACTATTACCATCAATCAGGCCAGATGGACAATATGTGATAGAATCAGGAGCAATCTTTAATCCTTGATTACTACCGCCAGCTGCTGCGGAACCCAATCCTTTTTCATTATATACATAATATTCTTCAACCTTTTCAATCATATCAACGCTTATATTGCCGATATTTTTTAGGTCTTTCTTAACTTCTCTAACCTTTTTAATTTTAGTTGGGTCAATATATCGTAACTCTGTAATACCCCTTTTGGGATTTTTCGTATCGATGATCTTGTGGTAGAATACTCGGCCATCAACATACCATCTACGAAAGATGTCATGGCCCTTTTGCTCAAAACTAAGAAGTCTCAAAACTTCATGAAATTCTGAACGTATTTTTCTTTTAATTTTGTCTGGATAAGGTAAACGATCTAAAGTAATTTCTACTGATACATCTCTTTGATTTGAAACGATACCTTCATTAATAATATCATCTACCGCTGTATCGCACTCAGCTTGTTGTGCAATATCACGATACCGACGAATTAAATCTAAATCGTTTCGTTCTCTACCATCTGTATCTAAAATCTGTCCAAAGAAACCACCGCCGGCAACATCAATAGTGCCGTCATCAGGAGTTGGGGTGGAGAATGTTGTTTCTCCACCCGAATCCTTTTTTGATCTCTGTATACTGAACCCAAAAAGTTCTGCCATAATATCTCCTACTGTCGTTATAACTATTTAGTAGGGTTAAATTAGAAGTTCACACCAGAAGCTTCAAAATGTTGATATCTCCAAGAAACTCCAAACTCTTCAACCGCTGTTGCTTCATCACTAGTTAGATCAATTTGAGCACCAGATGTTGTTGGCCATGCACTTCTAAAAATATAAGTCTTCAGAACTGTTTCATCACGGTCCAGCTGTTCAACAGTCAAGTCTGTCTGATAATCAGAAGGAGCAACAACACCTTGTGTTGAAATCCAATCATTGATACCGTTTGACCAACGCTCGATTGCATTTTTAATCATAAAGTCAGTATCATTATAAAATGTTGTTTCCCAAGGCTCTGGTGCAGCTCGATCTCCAGCAATATAGATATTTCTACCACGGAAAGGAATTGCTATTTCCGTAATTGTTGTACTGGGTAAATTTGCACCTTTGCACAAGAAAGATGTTTTACGAACATCTAGTCCTATTGAAATACCCACTGGAGCAGTGATTGTTACTCGAAACTGATTTGCACGAGCACCGCCACCGATTAAGTTAGCTTTAAAATCGTTAATATTCATGATCAGCCTCCTACCTCGCTAAACGATACACCAGTTCGTACAGCGATAAAGTTTAGCGTAATAAAGTTAATTGACCTTGCGGGTTTAATATATATATCTCCGATAAACTCGTTACGATCAATAACTTCGCCGGTGTTGTTAGTTGAATCACACTTCACAGAGAAGTCAGTAATACCTCTTCGGCCCTGCACATCGCGCAAGAAAGGTTCTACCATGTTACGGAACTGTGCCCGTGTAAACTCATCGTTGAACTCAAAGAGCATGTACTTAGCAGCAGTTGCAATAGCTTTCTCAAGAACAAGGAACAATCGGCGCACGTTAATGCGGTCAAATGCACTTGCCTTGGTCTGGGCGGTTTTATCACCGAACAGAACCACACCTTGGCCTGGGAAATTTACAACAGGATTGATGCGAGCTTTATAAAGAATATCGCGGTCTGCCTTCTGTGGATTGAAAGAAAGTTTAATCGCTCCCCGTACATTACCGCGAGTATAACCAGCGGGAGAGAACCAAGGATCAGCGACATTATCAGTAAATGCACAAAGACCAGCCGTATCACCATTAAGTGGTACATAACGATACACATCGTTGTACTTGTCATACATGTACTTGTATCCACTATCGAATACCATATAAGACGATGATGGGCATGTATCAAATGCATCTTTCACATTATCAGTTGCAGTTATCGTACTAGTAACACCAACTGTTGCAGCCCGATAAGGCGATACGAAACCAACACAGTCCCTACGCAATTCGCAAAGGTCTGTAATCATTGTTACAAAAGTATCATGACCCGCTACAGTATCAGCAACACCAGAACTTGGCCCGCCTAAAACTAGATTGATGTCAAGATTTTCTGTATCAGCAAACTTATCATATGCAATTTCAAGCTCACCAGCAGTCACAGAGTAATCATCTGTTCCACCTGTTAGCGTATCTACTGTAACTCCACTTACCAGCGTGTAATCTGTACCTGTGGCAACATCTGTACCCCAGTTAGAACCAGCAGCAAGATGATCTGTCCAGTAAATGTATTCAGAACCACGGAAGATAACATCTGGATAGTAGTTATTTCCACCCTGTGATGTCTTCGCAACTGAGTTCTTTGACATTGCTGGCCAAACCTCAATAATTGAAGAAGTTCTTTGTCCTTTAACATCAACATCGTAGCCTGTAATGTCACCAGTTTTATCATAAACTGCAACGTGAATCTCATCTAATTCACCGCGGCCATTTTTTGTTGCCCAATCAGATGTGCCGGGTGCAGCATTGAAAAGGTCACTGAAACGCCAGCGACGACGAATAAGAGAGTTATCAGGAATAATCGTCTGAAGTCCGCCACCAGCAGGATCATCAAGAACCCGAATGGTGAGGTCTTCAGAAGAAATTGCTGTAACTTCATATTCTATGTTACCCGTTTCCACTCTGTCATGACCAGCAGCAGCTGAAAGCACCAGAGCTACATTGTCGGCAACTGTGATTGCTTTATCTAAAACAACAACGCCGATAACCGAACCAGCACTACCACTTTGTGATGTTACTGATGAAATCTTAACAACTTCGTCACCGTCTGAAATACCAGCACCAATCACACGTTGACCAGCTGCAAGAGCACCAGTTCCACCATCAACAGTAAGAGTTTTGGATGCAACTGTGATTGCACCGTTAACTACTGAAACGATAGCACTTGCATCGTAGAACTGAATGATGTCTCCGACTATGATTGCTGCATCGGATGCATCTTGGTCATCAACTGTAATAGATAGCTCACCAACAGCACCAGCACCATTAACTAAGTTAAGAGAACCAAGTTGCTGTGAAAATGCTCGGGCACTAGGACAGATA